CCATTTTAGTTACGTTACTGCAGCTCTTGGTATTACCAATACCCATACCAATTGTCTCATAAGCTGCCCATGAAATGATATTCTTTTTCTTTTCAATCCAGAATTTGGTGTCATTCAAGATATAGAAATTTCCGAAGAATTCTTGAGCTGTGAATGCATAGATTGTGTTAGCTAACAAGTCTGTCTTATTAGAAACAATCAGCCTACGACCAAATAATGTAGAATATGAATAGCCATTTACATGTGTTTCTGAACCAACTGCATCACCAGCTGTAGTTGCATCATATAAGAAGAGTCTATTGAACATTGTAGCGTCCATAAGAATCACTTCAGTACGAAGTCTGTTGCCATCAAGAGTATCAAACAATTTCTTGAAATCATTCTTTACAACAGAACCAACTTCACCAGATGTTACATACAGACCAGAAACATGTGTCTGGTTTCCTGCAGCAACTTCAATAGTGATAGCTGCATCTACTTGTGATAGAAATGCAGTATCTTCGATCTCCTGAATATCAAGAACAGAATTTTTCTCGATAACCTCAGTAAGAGGCATATCGTAAGCTAAAAGCTCTTCTTCTGTTTTCTGGAAGTCTTCACTTGATACGAAGAAGAATGGGATCTCATATCTTTCACCCATTACATAGTTATTTGTGGGATTACCACGGAAGTTAACAATCATAGCCTTTGAATCTGGCTCGATGTCAACAATTTTTACCATACCGTCATGGTTAACAGATCTCTGTAGATCCATTTTAGTTACGTACTCGGGTTGTACTATCTTTCTTGCGAAAGAAACCTCACGTAGTTTCTGACGTATAAACGCAGAACCCTCTTGAGCTACTTTTTCAAGGCCTTCAGGAGAGTTCAGCTTTTGGATAAACAATTCGTTTATCGTACTTGCACTAATGTTTTCCATTTATATAACCCTCCGTTATACAGTTACGAATTCAATCGCTGTGAAACCCTGACCTAAATAGGTTGTAGAGTGTGATGGCTTTGTACAATAGGCTACCACTATGCCTGTTCCGCCTCCGTCTGCGTCAACTAATTTACCTGCTGCAGTTACATATAATGCATCGCCTGCTGCTGGTGTGCCATCAAATTGATCTGTTACACCACGTAATTTACCGTAGATAACTGTAACATTTCCAGTAGAGTGGATATCTGGTGAAAAACCAGCACTACCATCTCTATTAGATTCTGACCAAATTGGGAAAGCAAGATCGCCAGCTGTAGGTTTACCTACATTGTCGTCTCCGCCCGGAGCTACCCAAGTACCTGTAACACCAGATGCTAGAATCCAGGTATCTGCCTCGAGATCCATTCTGGTAACAAGATTTAAGCTACTTAGTATTTGAAGCATTTACTTCTTTCCTCCAATTAATTATGTACTCAATTTAAAGTACATCTTCTAATAAATAACGAGTCAACGGATCTAACGTATCATCGTCTTGTTTACGTGAACTAAGGGTGCCAAATTTAGTGTGACCCTCTCGTATATTGAACTCAACGGCTTTATCCATTAAGTTTAATTCCTCGATTGTTTTTGATGCAAATTTCTCGATAGAAGTTTCAAGATCTTCTGCAGCTAAAGAACCGTGCTTGAATAACTTGAAAGCAAGTTTCTGTGCTTTATCTTTAACTTCGAGTTCTGCAGTTTTTTTCCATTACTTCTTCTTGTAATTGAATAATTGCATCTGCGGCCAATTTTTTTAATTCAGCATCCATAGATCAATTTCTTATTTATTCTGATTTTTCATCAGATTCATTTGCTATTTTTTGAAGTTCTTCAGCAAAAGCATGAGCAAGAATCTTTCCAGATTCTACTAATTCTGCTACTTTTACTTCTTCTTCATCAACCTGCAAATCATTGTTGATAAGCATTTCTGCTAATTTTTCAACATCTTCAAGTGTGTAATCATCACCGAATTCAGCTTTTAAAGCTTCGTCAGCAACCTCGGCATATTTTGCAAGAATGTCCATTCTTTCAGAAGCTACTTTCATTTCTTCTTCAGAAACCTGAGTTTCTTGTTCTGCCTGTTTCATTAATTCATATCTTTCTAACAATCCCATTATTCTTTACCTCCATAAAATTTATTATATAAATTTACAAGTACCTGAGCTTGTTTAGAAAGTTCATCTTCTGCTGGTTCTGCTTGTTCTTTAACTTCTTCAGCTTCTTTAACTTCTTGAGTCTCTTCAACTACTTCAGCTTCAGATAATTTTTTTAACTCATCAGCAAATCCTCTTGCCATGATTCTACCAGTTTCTTCAGCTTCTTTTACTCTTTCAGTTTCTTCTGCAG